TCTTAAATTGTGTTCCATCTTCGTTTGACACCTTCACAGTCGGATTCACCACGCTCTTAATCTCCTGCGGATAATCAGGGTTCGGGCTTGGGATACCACCGGTGTAGGGTTCGAAATCATCGTAGGTGGCGGTTAGGTCAGTGGTTATCATTGGTTTGATAATTGTTTTTGGAACAGTCTGACCAACATTTATATGTATATCAACAACTGATAAATCGTACCCTGTAGGAACAGTAACATTACCTCCATTATAAGTTTCATTAGAATATCTATTTTCAGTTTTATTATAGAAAACAAAGCATATTCTACCTACCGAGCCACTTATAGTAGAACCGGATTCAACGATAAACTTGACATTTTTCCCAATTAATGAATTATACAATGCTTTTTGTTCATCTACGGTTGGTACTAACGGAAAAGTAAGTTCGCCAGAACTGTTATTTGTACCCTCGATTGTATACGTTCCATCTCCGTTATTTGTTAATGCGACACCACTGTATGTGTCAGTTTTGAATGTAGCATTCAGCAAATTCTTCCCACTATACTGTTTCTGTTCACTCCGTCCATACACCATCATATCCATAATTTTGCCATTGTCAGAATCGGCAAGATGAGTTTCACCTTGCGAACAGGCGTAGAATTTGGTGATTTTGGTGGATATATCTTCCCTTAGTGAAGCAACATCATCTGTGTTTTTCTTAATCTGCTGCGCCTGCTCGTCACTCATATTGTCACCTTTTGGCCCAACATCACCCTTATCGCCTTTGGGTCCCTGTGGTCCAACATCACCCTTATCGCCTTTGGGTCCCTGAATTCCCTGCGGACCCATAATATTTCCAACGTCTTCACTGTCTCCATCCGAAAACGTTATTGTCAGATTTCCGTCCGTGTCAACAGAAGCTGACTTAATAGATATTCCTCTTAGCGATTCTTTCTGTTCAGGTGTCAGCGATTCAAATGCTACGGTACCGTCTGCGCCCTTATCTCCTTTTTCACCTTTGGGTCCTTGCGGACCAACAAACTCTCCAGCATTAACCATCTCTAAAATATCCTCAATGGAGCACAACCGTCTTACATCATTAGCCGCAAATGCAATGTATAAGGCTTTGCCAGATGGAACGGACGGGTCATTGCCAAGAATCGCAACAGGCTCTCCGGGGCGAATTTTCGACGCATCAAAATCGGCGTACATGCCACGCCGGAATTGTATTGTGTATGTGTTGGCCATATTAAACTTACCTCCCTATGAAAGGAAATTATTTTTTATGTAATCCTTTACGGAATCAAGATTTTTCTGCACATCGTCATTCATTACAAGGAAATTACCCTTATTATTCTGGCTGATGATGTTTCCTGTGTTTTCATCTACTTCTGAATAGGTATAAGCAATGCGACTCCCTTCTCCGGTGCTAAGATTCATAAAACTTGTTAAAATCTTCTTCATGATATTACCTCCATCTGATTAATAATACTCAATCTGTCGTTGATAAGCTCTGATTCATAATCTGGTTCCGGGATTTCTATATCTTCTGACTCATAATCTGGTTCCGGGATTTCTATATCTCTTGCGTCTGTATAAGCCGTATCTCCCGGGTCAGCAAATCGCATATGCTCATATTGAGCCTGTCTTGCTTTGATTTCAAACGAAAATTTAAGTCCCGGAGTTCCTTTTACAATAAAATAATTCTGCTCTTTCTCAGCTATCCAACAGTCGCCCTCTCCTTCTCTTTGCAAGAACACATAATATTTAATGCCGACATTTGCAGATTCCTGAAAGATATCATCTATGTCAATCATACAAGTTCCGTCATCCGATATTACAGACTCACCGATATCTCCAAAGAATGGGGTTGGCATTTCATAGCAGTAAAAGAGCTGTTCATCATAGTCTACCGTCGAAACTGATCTTGATTTTGTCCCGTTTACTTTCAGCTTCCCTCTGATAGAAGCATCTGCAAGGTCTGTCCCCGTACCGATGCTATAGAAATGACCACTGGCTTCTACGTGTGTGCCTGCTTTAACTTTTCCTGATGCTGAAACACTGCTCGCTGAAATGCTGCTCGCCGAAACGCTAGTATTAAACGAGGCTGAGCTTGCGTGTACAGTTCCTGTATAAAGATTAATTCCTCTGATTCGTGTTCCGTACAGTGTCCCGTACCCCGGTACATATACTCCTGTATTCGTCTCTGAATAAATCTCTCCAGATGAAGCGTCTAGTATTACTTCTCCATACGTGCCACTTGCTGAAAGCTTTTTATGTCCAACTTCCCATCCTGCTAATTCACCTGTGTTAATATAATCGGCATTCATGTACACATTGCCATTTGATAGATACAGACCTTTATTGTTGCTGTTATCGCTTAGCACATTAATAATCTCTTGTTTAGACATTTTTCCTATGTCGAGGTTGCTAAGTGCATTGTCTGTATAGCGATTCGCATTCGATAATGCTGTCGAAGCTTTATTTTCAGCAATGCTATATATTGTATCGCCGTTTGTTAACACAAATGTATTAGGCCTGAGCGTAACATTTCCGTAGTTATCAATCGCAAATGTTGATGTTCCAGAACTGTTTGTAACATTAATGTTTTTCAGATTAATTAAATCAGCTGAAATCTGGCCGGACTTAATATAGGAAGCATTTATATACAGATGTCCGTTCTGCATATAAATTCCCTCTTGCTTACCGTTATCCGTTAAAGCGTTAAAAACTCTTTCAAAATTGACAATTTTTTCAGCGTCCAGTTCCTGCCAAGCGCCAACAGTTCCAGAAAACATATATACCTGGCTTGTAGAGAAGTTCATGAAAATCGAGCCGTCATGTTTTTTATATTCTTCACTTTTCCACTCAGATGCCGGATAGTTCTGCAATGTTGGTACATACGTGCCATAATAGTTCGGGATAGTCACATTATTTTGAACTGTCCCATCCACAACATCCTTGGCGATCTGTTCAATAGTTCTACTTTTTAGCGTAAAGTTTTCAACTTCTAATGTGACAGTACCCGTGTCAGCATCTATTCTTAATGTCGTATTCCCGTTATTGTCTTTCGCTGTGAAGCCTCTTGTATTAATCCACTCTGATTGAATACCGATGGCATAGAGAATATTCAGAACGGCATCTCCATTACTATCAAAGCCGGCTTTCCATGTCTGACCCCCATCTACTGACAAAAAGAATCCATCGACACCTGTCTTATAAATTACTTTAGAATCAGCAAGTGTAGGTTTATCATGCCGGTACGTAATTACGGAATCATCTTCTTGTATTTCCTCTGTATAGAAGAAACCTAGCGTGTTTGCTGCAAGCTCGTTCATTTGTTTGAGCTTTACGTCATAGGCAGATAGTTTCTTTTCTATATCTTTTTTTGACTGCTCTACCGCTGTTTGCTGATCACCAATAAACTCGCTTGCATCTTCTTCAGCACTCTTTGCGCTACAACTCCATGATGTTGAACCGCCGAACACGAACTCTATATCTGTCACAAACGATCTAAAGACACGATTCTTTGTATCAATAAATTCAACTGGATCGCCAAAAGTGGCGTATCCGTTGGCAATTCCGTCACATGAGAAAGGACGCATTCGCAAACCGATTAATTGATTTCCAATAGCTTCGACTCCTGCCTGTGCATTGCCCGACAATAGCTGATTGTCAATAGTAATCACATAGCCGTCCTGACCTGACATATATTCGGTCTCATCTTCTACATATTTGACACCTGTTACAATAACATCGTCTACGTCATATTGTAGATTCTGAATTGAAAATAACGCGTGATAATCGTTATTGCTTAACGTACCACCATCAATCACAGTCCCCATTGTCCATGGATTAAGCGTGCCGCCATCCAGATCATCACCATTTGTCCAGTTCTTTACTGCTCCACCATCGTAAATAGTCGTATTGGTAAATGTCTTATCAAACGTAATAATCCTGAGTAAGTCATTTTCGTCGATTCTTGCATTTCCACCGGCTATCCCGGCACACATTCCGATTACTGTACGGTATGTCGCATTAGATGGCGCTTTCCGAATCTGAAAGTCCGCATTTGGAAACATTGCATCTCCAAGAGTGATTCCACATTGCTGGCAGCATTCTGAGAGCAGTTCCTTGACTGTACAAGGAAAAGACAGGTTAGAATCATATGTCTTATCAGCATTGTGCATTTTATCTAAGAGAGAAAGACTTATTTCGCTCGCCGTTGCAGGCTTTTTCGACACAATGTAAGTACCTCTCTTTATAGCTTCTATCCTGTCGGATAACTGCACATTGAGAAAGATAACAAACCTTGCGGCGTTAAAATTATATCCGTCAAAGCGCCCGTCATCATTTACCAATGATAAACTTGCCGTTTTTTCTATTGCTACACCCACCGGGAAGTCCCCAGAGTCTGCTGAATCTACGAGACTATTTCCAGACAGATAAAAGTCTTTTTTGCCTAGCTTAAGAGTTGTACCATTTGACAATGTAACATTTGCTGTCACGTAATAATTTCTGTTTGTAAGAGATTCTTTCTTCAACTGAGTAGATACATTTATCAAATCGGCTCAATCCTCCTTACATTAATAGACAAATCCGTCCACTTTTCTTCCCCGTCTTTCAAAGTTTGCGCAGCCATATTAAAATTTGATGCGTAGAATGTTCTGTCTATCCATCTTCCCGGAACAGTTGGGTCTTTGTGGTGGAATGTAAATTGACTTTTGTTAAGTACAGTATTTAGTATGGTTGCTATTTCAGCCCATGTAAGCTCGCCCCATTGCATGTCATACCCGCCAATTGTTCCCATTGGTGTATTGTGCATAATCAAATCCTGACTTCTTTTAGAGTCTTCCGTAGAAGTGGTTGCGAACACCGGTTTGTAACTATCCGGTGCTCTTATAACAACGTTGTCTATTTTAAATTGTTCCTGCGGCATATTCTTCTCCTTACGCTAACTCAAATGGGTTCTTCCCATTCCGGTTTCTTCTCATTTCAGCTTCACTGATAATAATATCTAACAGTTTTCTGCCAGATGCATTAACTGTAACATTGTAGGTATTTCCGTCTCCCTGTCCTTTTCCTGACTCTTCCCGGACGATCTGCCGTAATAGGCTTTCCGGTGCTTCCAGGTTATTTCCTTTCTTCTGGTCACCTAATACCGCAAGGAATTCGCTTCGTGGTGGAATAACTGCGCCACTGGCCAGATATGGGATAGTTCCGATACGTGGAAATGTTGCATGAAATCCAATAGTCTTTGAACCAAACGGTGTTGGAACAGTCCAAGGCCCAAAGGAAAATGCAGATTCAATTCCACCAATTGCATTATTAATCATCCCAACTGCATTATTAACAATGCTGATTGCCTGATTAATCGGAGCTTTAATGAAATTAACAATACCTTCAAATGCAGATTTGACTGCATCTCTGGCGGCATTAAACTTATTAGTGATAGCATTTTTTATCGCTTCTACTTTATTAGATACGAACGTAGCTACGCTTTCCCATGTTCGGGATGTCTTGTTCTTTACGCTGTCCCATACGCCTACAACTTTAGTTTTAATTGCATTAAATACTGTGCTGGCTGTGGATTTAAGAGAGTTCCAAAGGCCAGAAAGTGTCTTTTTGATTGCGTTCCAGATTGTTGAAGTCAATGCTTTAATCGCATTCCAAGCAGTGCTGATGATGCTCTTTATTATACTCAACGCGCCTTTTGTTACGGTTTTAATTATCTCCCACGCACCTGACACAACATCTTTGATAAAACTCCATGCTCCATCCGCAATCTCTTTTATTCCCTGCCAAGCCAGTTCCCAGTCTCCTGTGAAAACGCCTACAAGGAAATCAATGATTCCGCTCAGAGTGTCTGCTACATCACCAATTATTTTAATTAATGATTTCATAACTTTTATTGCTACGGTGCCTACAACGTTAATTATTTCTGCCACGACCGGAAGCAAATTCGCGATTATCCAGTTAATCAAAGGCACTAATACCGACTCCCACAGAAGTTTCAGAGAATCAATGAGTTTTCCGAGGAATGTTTCTATCTTTAAAATCGCATCCCCTAATGGTCCCTCTAATAGCCCTTTGAACTGTTCTGCCAGTCCTTGCAAAACTGGAAGAACATAGGTGTTGTATCCAGTTATCAGAGTCTCAAATATGCTTGATAATCCATTCGCTATAGAATCAAAGAACGGCTTTACGTGCTCATCGTATAGCCTCGATATTGCATCACTAAGGTTTTGAACAACTGTTAAGACCCCACTTGTTACAGTTTCTATTACTCCGAGGCTGCCCTCAATTGCTGACTTCAAAATGTCTTTGTTGTCGATAAAAGGCTGCGCAATCATGTTAAGGATGTCTCTGCCAAGTTTTGCGGCTGTTTCCGTAAGAACCATTCCAATTTCAGTAAAGATTCCGATTAAATTAGCAGTAATCTGCTGCGCAGTTTCTTCGCCGAAAACTGAGAAAACATCAGCAAAAGCAACTGCAAGGTTTCCGCCTATTTGTGCAATTTCAGAGCCGATATTGAACATATCTATCAGATAGTTCTTTATTCTTTGCGTGTTCTGCTTTAAAAACTTTTCGATTCCGCCTATAATGTTTTGCGCAATTGTTAATCCGATTCTGGCAAATGAGCCGGCAACTTGTCCAATTGCATATGCGAATGAATCGAAAAAATTATTTGCTGCTTTAGTAACTTCTGAATCAGTAAAGATATCCTTTAAAGATTTCCATATGGAATCGAGATCCTTTTTTATTCCGTCAAAAATTGGCTCGTAATCTCCTAATCCATCCCAGAATCCTTTTGCAATTAACTTAGCCAGCTGCTTAAATCTGTCGATTATCTTTTTTAGCGGTTTTGACATTTTATCAAGAACTGTCTCACCCTCTGCCAATTTTCCATAATCAACATTTTGTACAGCATCTTTCATCTGATCTGCAAGTCCGCCGGTTGCGCCCGGTACTTTTGACGATGAATCTGTGCTTTTATCCGTTGAGTAATTATTTATTTCGTCAAGAGGACTAAGATATCCTTTTGCCGCCTTAGTAGCTTTCTTAGTTGCATCTGCTGTATCATTTGTCGCATCTGCCAGCTTTTCGGCATTGTTGGCAGCATCTCCATATTGGTCTGCCGTATCAGCTATTGCATCTGTCCCGGCAAGGCCTGCACCACTTGTGCCTGTCTGGCCAGATGATTTCTTTCCGGTGATTAACTCCGTAAATGACTTGAAAGCATTTGCCAGAGTTGCCAGTTTGCCCAGCAAAATATTAATAACTCTCAAAACAGGAGTGAAGAGATTGATTAATCCCTGTCCAACTGTCGCCTTGAGAGATTGCAGCTGTAACTGCATCACTCGCACCTGGTTCGCCCAACTGTCAGATGTTCGGATGAAATCACCAGATGCGGCAGACAACTGTTTCTGTACAAAAGCCAGACGGAGAGCCACTTTCTCCTGTTCGGTCATGGCAGATGTGGTTTTCCCATATCCATTTGCCAGCGCATACTGGTCAAGTGCATTTTGCGTAAGGACAACGCCTAAATCTTTCAATGTTTCCGTCTCGCCCGTAAATACAGACTTTAGTTTCGTATACGCCTCGTCCTGACTGATGTTATAGAATGATGCTACATCACCAGTCAGCTGCGTTAGAGCCGTTGACATGTCGTAAGCCTGTGCTTCGGAGAATCCGAACGACTTAGACATTGCTCCGAACGTTCCAACATACCTTTTTGCCATTGTCTCTGACAGTCCGGCAGAGGTCATGGCATTCTTTGCAAATTCATTGACCTTATCAGACATGGTTGTAAATGTAACATCAACCACGTTCTGGACTTCTGTCAGATTAGAACCAAGTTCTACGCACTCTTTCCCAAACTGGGCCAGTTTCCCAATTGCAAATGCTCCGCCAATCAGTACGCCTATTTTTTTTACTACGCTGCCAAGTCCGTTAAAAGACTGCCTGATTGCTGATACGCCGTTTTGCACGCCTGATGTGTCCATTCTGGTATCAATAATGACTGAGCCATCAGCAGCCATGTGTCCACCTCCTAACTATTTGAGGTTCAACATCTCATTCAGCTTATCTTTATAAGCTTGCTCCTCGTCGCTGAGACGTGTTTTTATGTCAATTATGTTTTTATTCTCTTGATAGAATTTCTTTTCCCATTTATCGAACTTTTCGCCCTTTGCTTTTTTTGACCGGATTCCAACTACGGTGTTGAACAGGCACTCGCCAGATTCCATAAAGTATCCAAAAAACGTCCACCAGTGCATATAAGGTACTGATCTGATTTCTTTACCAGCAACCTTGTTCACAGCCGGAACGATCATATCTCCATCCTGTTCCCAGTCCATCAAACGGGGTTTGGGCTTGTTCGGGATATCATCGAATTGACCACAATCAATAAACTCGCAAGCTTTCTGACAAGCTTCTGTAAGATGTTCCAGGGGTATGCTTTGCCAGTCCTCAAACAAAATCTGTAACATAACAACAGCTTTCGCCTGTTCGTCCAATTCTGGGTCATTCATGGCGACCAGAATGTCAATAATTACTCGAAAATCTGTTCTGATAGAAAAATCCACCCCACTGATATTTAGTGAGGTGGGTAACTCGTAAGCGGTCATTTTGTGTATTTCTCCGTATACTTATCAACAGTAGCCTGCATTTTTTTCTTTCTTTTTTCGATTTCCGGTGCAATTGCTTCTGAAATCTTATCAAGCACGATATATGCAAAAACCTGACCGTTTGGGAATACAGTTGTTGCGGTGATCGGCTCTTTGAATAAATCCATTGAAGCCTCATACCCTAACAGATAGTTCATTTTATCTTCAATCTGCTTGTTCAGATCCGCCATTTCTTTACTTGATGTGACCTTCTGAATACTGTCCTGCATCTGTTCAAAAAACGGTTCGATTTCCTCTGCTCTTGCTGCAACATTAATGTCGGTAGGATTTATCTTAAATGAAGAAAATACTTCTCCCTGCTTGTTTGTGAATGTAAAAATAAGAAATCCATCATCAATGTTTGTGTTAATTGTTTTTGCCATTTTCTATACCCTCCTAAAAATTATTCGCTGTCAGCTGTGAATGAGCCGGAAGTAATGTCAAATTTACCTTTGACGCGCGCTCCAACGTAATTAACTGTGAACGGAATCTGATAGCCGGATGTATCACCGCCGTAGGAAGTCGGCACAACATGACAATCCTGCTTGTATGCTTCGTATTTACCGGCTGTTGCTTCTTTCCAGAGATGTACTTCAACTGCACTTGTTTTCAGATTATCATCTTTAAGGCGTTCATCTACGATCTGCTGAAGCTTTTCAAACAGGTCTGATGTGGTGTCTGCATAGAACGGATCAGCGTCAGAAGAAGCTTCGTAGCCATTATGCTTAAATGTGGATTCTCCGAGAATGTTTTTAGATGTTTCTGTATCTGGATTGAGGTCTACATTATACTCTTCCAGATCTTTTCCAAGACGCTCATATTTTGGTGTCAGTCCTCCACAAAGAGAACCAGAATCAATGTAATGAGCCATATATTTACGGTCAATTTTTCCTGTTACTGGCATAGAAATGTCCTTTCTGCCTATCATTTTTAAAAGGCTGTGTAGGTTAGCGACTATCTCTAACTGATAGCCGGTTGTTACGTTATATTACTTCATAAGTGTTTTCGTAGCGCACTGACAATGGCAATAACCAGTCCTGCACACCACTCTCCTGTGGCTCTAAACCATAGGAGTTGTCACGAGTGATGCGTTTTATCACTCGCCCCTGTGAAAGCTCGGGAAACGCATTTAAACGTGTCTCAGAGCCATTTATGACAACTGGTTCTCGACATATCCATTTGCCGAGACTGTCCAGGAACTTCTGAACAGATAACTTCTGTCGTTCCTTGTCAGATGCTGTTCGGTAAACCACATAAAATGGGTACTGGCATACCTGATGCATTACTCCACATACATCTTCTTTTTCCGAATAGACTAAAGCTCCGTTGTCTGCTGAGAAAGCGATTCCGGATTCTTTGCCAAGTTCCTCAAATTTGATTGTTTCATTTTCGTATAGCCCGGGATACTGGTTCAGAAGTGCCTTCATGGCGTCTGTCAAAATTTCATATCCGGTTGCATCTTTACTGATAGGTTTATCTGCCATGTCTACCGCCTCCTGCCTGTGCTTTTACTTTACGTATCCATGTGCTACCGTATTGTCGTTTAGCGGCATCGAACCATTTAGCTTGCGCTTGTGGGTGTGCCTGTTTGGTGTATTCAAGATTCTCCTTTGCAGCTGTCCGACCAGAGAACTGACTGACAAGGACTTTCTTTGCTCCACGTCTCGCATAAGGGCTTCCGGTTGATTCGTCAACCATGGTTTTACCCTCATACAGAAAGCGCCCGTATGGAGCCGCCGCCGCACATACTTTTCCACTGCCTTGTAAAGATGTACTTTCTGCTCTTGTACGGTTAATAAAATTTCCTGAGATCATTGGCATGAATGGAATCATACTGTCCATAACCATTCCATCAAGGAGATACTGAGCTTCTTGATACTGTCTGGAGAATCTGTTCATATTCAGTTTAATTTTCATATCTCCATCAACTACGGAGAATCCTTTGAAATGATGAATTTTACTCATATCACTTACCTAGAATCTCAAAATGCGGAATCAGCGTATACGGACCGCCAACACTGGTAATCTTAAACACATTATCCTTATTCTCATTCATGTACTGATAGAATCCATTTCTGTAATCACCATCAGTGACTGTTCCACCAGTCCACTCACCCTCCCAGAAAAACGATTCCTCTGAGAATGTAATAGTATCTTCCAGAGCATTGTTAATCTGTCTTTTCCACTCCTTAGGTGGCACCCATGGGAGAATCTTACCATTCCTGTCAGCAATGGTTATATCACCGTTCTGGACAGTATAGCGTACGTGCAACTGTGCGTTGTCTGTTGCATCTGGTCCGTACTTCTTAAGGATTGCTCCTTTATCGGTAATAAGGTCGACACCAGATAAAACATGAGGATACCAGTACGCATCTCCTGTCGTGGCACTTTCGTAATAGTTGAAAAGTGTAATTTTAGATGAATACATGATACCCTCTCCTTAATTATTCTTTCTGCACTGTCTGTTTAATAACCTGATTCACACCAGTGGCCGACAGTCCATTAAACATACCGACTGCAACTGCCGTGATATAATCCGTTGCCGGGAAATCCGGGATAATTCCCATTCCGACCGCTCCGAGAATTCCACCAATAACCGCCATGATTACTGGAATCCATTCATCAGAGATTCTTTTTGATGCTTTGCAGCCCATTCCTACGATGTAGCAGATCATAACGATTGCTATACATGAGCCTAATGTTGAAATGTCCATTATTCAACTACCTCCCAATCATGCGATGCAACATTAGAAAACGTATACGCCACATTATCAGTCTCTCTGATATCCAGCACTTTACCGTCCTTACAATGCATTTTGATCGTATTGTCTTCCCATGCCCAATATCCGCTCCAAGATGGGAGCTTAATTTTTTTGCCATTTAAAAGCTGAAACCATGCTTCTCTAAAACTCATATCTATCACACTCCTGCATATAAAATTGGTATCCCATCATCCGTCCTTACCCCCATCAACAATGGTAAAGCTGTCTTAAGAAGTAAGTCATTCGTTTTCTGTACATCTCCGGCGGCGGCATACACTGCGCTCCATTCCTTTGCACCTGATGCTTTCTGCTGTGGCGTTGCGTAAGAGATGGATTCACTGCCAGATGATACAGATGTTACAACGCCTGTCGTGCTACCACCAGACCCGATTGCGGTTGACATACCGCTCACAGCGGAATTGATAGCATTCTTTTCAGCAAGCTCAATTTGATACATTAATTCAGCCAATGAACAGACCGCCTTTTTGATGCGTTTCTGAGAGCGCTCATTCGTCGGCAGTCCATCCACCAACCTGTCAAACGTCATTGTATCTACAAAATCACTGGCTCTTTCTGCCAGTCGTGGAAAGTCGGTTTCTGGCACGACATTGCCGAATGATTCTGTATAGAATTTATAATCTGCATAAGCCATTCCAGATACCTCCTACATTTATGATTTCACTGTTACGCTTGTACTTCCGGCGTTCAGTGCCTTGTATGTTCCATCGCACTCAACCACTGTAATCTTCTGTCCGGTTGCTGCCTTAATGTCAGCTTTTCCGTCCCATGTAGTCCAGTTTCTGAGATTCTGTCCATATCCGACAGTTACTGCTTCTGCTGCAACTTTGTATTTATATACGTTGTTGGCATTTTCCTTAGCCGGATTTACAGTGATTTTTGTATCGCCACTTGCTGTTCCAGCCGCAGATGTTACTGTCAAAGTGCCAAGCGTTGGTGTTTCATCAATGGTGATTACTGCGATTGCATCAATGTATTCTGCAAAAAGAGTCAGTCCCATAACTGCGAACGCTTCGGACACTGCTGTGTGGTAGTTACCCTGTGTATGGAATCCGATCAGGTTTGTTTCGCCGGAAACGGTATACACCAGACCAGCTCTCGCAAAGTCAGATTCATTCGGGTCTACATAGTAAAGCACGATGTTCTCAACGGGGGTGGCAATAACCTGTCCTCTCGGGATTTCGCTGTCAGACAGTAAGAAGATTGTGTTAAATCCCATGAAGTCCTTCATATACTGGAATCCGAACTGGTTCTGAATAGTGATCTCAGCTGCTCCGAGGTATTCATATACGTCCAGAATGTTCACAAATCCAACGGCGCCAGTCACATTTCTGTGCATCTGCTTGAATTTGTTTTCTACACGGCCTTTAGCCATTGCCAGAGCCATCTGGAATGTAGTTTCTGTGGAAGTAAGTGTACCGGTTTTCAGATAATCATAGAATCTGCCGGTAACGTCAGTCTGAAGCTGGAAAAGGAATTCATCATCAGTCATCTGAACAGCGTTCTCATAACCGTGATCCTTGATTGCTTCGATAGATACAGCCTTTGCGTACTTTTCAATAGTCATTTCCGCATAGGTCTTTTCTTTTACAGTAAACTTGCTGTAAGGGATTTCCTCACCCTCACCAACATTTCCGCTCTGCAAAGTACCCTCTGCGTATTTGGACTTGAGTACAGCACCCGGCTGTTTTTTGATAGGTCTCATGATGCCCAGAATATCACGTAAGTGTTCCCAGTTTCTCTCGAATCTGGTAACGAAGTCAATCTCACGTGCCGTTACCTGAATATCATTTGTCATAATAAGATTAGCTTTTGCTGCCATAAAAAATCCTTTCTGCCCATAATTGTTAAGGTATTGGGTTAGCGGCTATACTCTGGTGTATAGTCGGTGTAAAAAATCACTGGAATAACTGGATATTCTGAGCAATTGCAGCCTGTCTCTCGGACGGGTCTTTGATTGCTTCGATGTCCTTCTTTGTCATACTTCCCGGTGTCCGCTGCTGCCCAATGTGAGTGGTAAATCTTGCCTGACTTTGCTGAGCCTGCTGCTGAGATTCATCCACAAAAGCGGATGCGTCAGACTGTTTCATCTGCTCAATCAGATCATTCAGTCCAAGGATTTTACCGTCTTTCAGCTTCAATCCTGCTCCTTTGATGTCTGCCATAACAGACTTCTTTGCAGCCTCACTGGAAAATTTAACATCATCAAGTGCTGTTTTAAGTGCATCTGAAAAATCGCGGTCATAGATTTTTGCATTAAACTCTTTCTCTGCATCTGCCGCTTTCTGTTTCCAGGTCTCTAATTCGGTCTTAACATTTGCCGGGTCGATACCATCAAAGCCTTTTAAGGTTTCCTCTGCTGTCTCAGCACGTTCTTTCCAGTCATCACGTTCACCCTCAACTTTCGACAGAGTTTTCGCTACTTCTTTTGCGTTCTTGTAATGCTCAGAGAGTGCTTTCTTCACATCTGCCTGCTTGTCCTCCGGGATTTCAATTCCAAATGATTTAAGTGTGTCAATAAGTTTCTGCATAACATCCTCCTGGTCGTGTTTATTGACCTGCCGCCGCAGGTAAAATGGATTAAGCCAGTTAGACCACTGACAGGGTAACTGTGGCTATTGGATTCGAACCAATGAATGAGTGTTCCTCTCTCGGGGTCAAAGCCCGGTGCCTTACCACTTGGCGAAGCCACATTGAAGTGCCTTTTCGGACTAAACATTAGTCTACAGGATAAGACATAACCTTTACAGCATCATGATGTTGTGATTCAGCCAAATCATAGACCGCCTGCAAACAAACAGCATAATTTTAACCAAATCAAAGCGGAACGCCCGGAATCGAACCGGAACCCAGGGCGCGACCCTGTCAGTCTACCATTAACGTACATTCCACATAACCCGGATCCCCGGATTAGCAAGGTATTTAACGTGTTATGCCTACCACGAGTTGTTTCGGATATTTATTTCTTTTTTTAAGAAAAGTATGAATAACAAAAACCTTAATCAAGGAGGTATGCCATCTTGTGTGCCAGACGGCAAATACGCACGACAGGACTCGAACCTGTTTAACTTTCCATTAAAGCGTGCGCACCAGCTACTAAATTAAAGAAAGGAGGATTAAAACGAAAATGTTAAAACAACCGTTGTGCTTCCTGCTGCACAATTACATTATAACAGATTTATTTTAACTACCTCTCTACCACTTTTTGCGTTTTTAGAGCATATCCCGAAGTTTTTCCACGTATCTCTTGACAAGATCACGTTCTTCCCGGCACTCTGCATCCTTGGACATATCGCTCATTTCTGTTGTAAGTTCGTCCAGATGTTCTTCCAGAGCGGCAAGCATCTTCCTCTTGCAGTCCTCAGACTTGCCGGAACGATAGCTCTGTTTCTGCGTCATATAATCATCGTAAGCGTCTCGCCCGTCAGAACGGCTGTAATGCCCTCTTACATAATGTTCACCGCGCCTGGCATAAGAACTACCTCTGTCGTAATCTGGCATCATTCTGCCGTCATTTGCGCTGTATCTCCCCATACTGTCACGTTTTCTTCCACGTTCGCTGTAATCGTCATTGTAGTCGCCACGCATCTCATCAAGGACAGCGTTGTAATACTCCGCTTTCTTATCCCAGTACTGCGTGTTCTTGATATCTTTGTACATATCAATCAGCTTATATGTCATTTCCAGATTTCCAGTGGTCAGTCCATTATCAGCGATTTTGGACAGTTCGTCTTCAATTCTTGCACATAAGTCTTTAATGTCTCTCATAATCACACCTCCTATGCTTCTCTGGTCACAACAATATTCGCGTTCGCAACAGAAACAGCCTGATCGCTTGTGTTCTCTACTGCGATATTAACGCAACATCCGCGAGGTACATCAATATAGATACCAGAGGACACATTGTTATACTGGTCTACTGCTGCCGGTGTGGAAATCATCTGTGAAGATAATACAGGCTCGCCAGAGATTGCAATAGCCAGAGAAATAGCTCCGACAGTACCGCCTGTTGGAATTGCGATATTACCAGAAAAATCCACGAAGAATCTAGCCTTGCACTGGTTAGTAAGTCCTCTCAGCGTAATGATTCCACTTCCCTCCCTGTGTTGAATGCAGTTAGAACCTTTGACTGCTGTGTTTGAAAATACTACGTTTCCATTTGCTGCTACAGTCTGAGCAGCTACATTTGTAAATTCTGCCATAAAAATACTCCTTTCATATCACAAAAGGACAGGCCTCAGCCTGCCCCTCTGTGTAATACGGCATAAGCCGACATCCGAATCAATCGAAAGATACTCTCGATATGAAGTTGTTAACAATTACATCCGGTGTTGCATCCGCATCCGTAATATGTGTTCGGATTAGGAACCTGATATGCCGGAATCGGTGCTGGATTGATTGCATTAATGAGCTGCTGTGTCTGAGAAGCCATTGCAGTTGTGAGAAGCGCACTCTGGCGATCCTGAGAAGCGGCACGTCTGAGGTCGTTATTTTCAGCCTGGAGATTGGATATCTTCTCGTTGCACAGGTAATCAAGGATTGCCCTTGTTCCGGCGTTCTGGCTGTCGATAATGTCTCTTGTGTTACTGTTCATGGTGTTCTGCAATGCACAGGTATTCTGTGCCATGTTGTAGTTTATGCCCTGGATTGCTTCTCTGGTTTCGCAGCAGCAGTTTGCAAGCTGTGCCTGGAGTGCATTGGTATTCTGCATATTTGCTACAGTGTCAGCATTAATAGCCTGCTGAATGCCGAAACCAGTCTGCATGATGTTGGTGTTGATTCCATTAAATCCGGTAAGCATACCGTTGTTTACTGCGTAGAATCCATCACAGATACCGTTGTTGATTCCGTCAAGCTTGCTGATTACTGCAGAATTGTCAAATCCCCTCTGAATATCTGCCTGAGTAGCCGCCGTGGCTGCATATCCACCGCCGTTGCCGTTATTGCCCCAGCCATTGTTTTCCCATCCGCAGAATGCGAACAAGAAAAGCACGATAAGCCACCATGCACCATCTCCACCAAACATTCCATCATTTCTGTTGTTCCCGGTCAAAAGAGCAACGTCTGATGCTGTTAAATTTCCATCCATAGTTATAATCTCCTTTTTGTGTATTTACATTAATCTGGCCAGATTATAATGTACTATTTCATTCCTTTCAACAGATTCTGAAACTGCCCTGCCATCTGCTGAACCTGATTAAGTTGCTGTTGGGAAATCCGTCCAGACTGTAGCATTTTCTCAACTTCTGCTTTCGGATCTCCTTTAAAATTCTGCTTAAACTGCATAAACTGCTGTATCATCTGCATTGGTCCGTTTCCCTGCGGCATCCCACCGCCAAGTGCGTTAAATAATGGATTACTCATCTGTGTTTCCTCCCTTGATTGCTGACTCCTGCACGGTATTAGCCCTAACAGGTTCAGAAAATGAATTTAATCGGTTTATAATAGCTTCGTATTTGCCTTTCAAATCATCGTATTCCTGTCGAGTAACATATTTACTGTCCATGTTCTGAACAGGCTGTTTAGGCGGCATCTGAGAGCCTATCTCGTGGTATTCAAATGTCCGCAGTGGCTGTGGCATACCGGATACATCTGTGGATTTTATGTAGAACTTTTCACTCTCTGAATCCATCAGTAAAACGCTTGTCCCAGGTGCTACCAGATAGGATTTTGCGCCGACTTCGCCGGATACCCACAGGATACCACTATTATTCTGTTGTGGTTGCTGTACTGGTTGAGCTGGCATCTGGACAGGCTGTTGCTGGAACTGATTCATTTGCCCCGGAACGCCAAAACTATATTGATAAGGATTGTTATATAATGCCATCTCGTACACCTCCTATGACTTATTCTATGACTTATTCTATGACTTATTCTATGACTTTCTATAGCTATATTTTTACATAAAAAAAGAACCGGAAACAGGTCGTTTCTGGCTCTAATTAGTATCCAAAAAGTATCAGCACACTTTGGTTATTTTATTATTTACCCTCCGGCTTAACCGCTTTGCTGTAGATATGCTCACATTCATCTGTTCAGCGCAGTATTCGAGCGTATATTCCTTGCATCTCAATCGGAACAATCTTTCTTCGTCCGGTGTGAAATTACACTCTATTAAGAATCTGTCTATATCTTTCTTAGTGAACACATATAATTTCATGAGCATACCCCTTATTAATGCTAACGTTGATTCTGCGCAAGATAATTTGTAAGCTTCTGTTTTGTTTTTTTTAATTCCTCGACGTTATTCCCGCTGATCTGACTGTCCAACATTGTTGACAATACTTCCAGAATTAATGAGTCTCGTTCTGCGATTCTCCGAAGACTTTCATAATCTCGTCTATCATGTTCTTCCAGTGTCTCTACTCGCTTATTAAGTCGGAATGCCGGGGTAATCCATTTAAAGATTACGGCTGCCGCCCCTCCGACAATGGACACCCCTCCGCAGATAGAGAGGAAAATCTGTACAAATTCTGATATGTTCATTTAGCTACTCCTTTTCCCAGTAATATACCGGGACCTCATTACCACTATCCCATGTATCGTAATATTTGCCATTCTGTACCGTCACTACATGGCCATCTATGCATAAAATGTATGTACCTGTCGGATGGTCTGTACAAAAGTCGTTGACTGTATAGATATATCGTTCTGACTGTTCTATCAGCTTACGTCTGTATCCATGCTTATAAAGATACGCTCCCCAGACATAATTTGCGCTTGGCATATCTGACAGAGTGCATGCCTGTATCATTAATCCGGCGAATACCGTTTCCCAATCAAAGCCGGTTGCTTTACATATTGCCCGGACAACGCAATCTCCCGTTCTCTTGTCCTTAACAGGATTAGGATTGAAATATTCCCATCTGTCCATCAGTCAATCCCCTTTGCTGTTTTATATCTCTTTGCCGCTCCTCTGGATTTTGCAGCATTCTGGCGGTTCCATTTAGCAATCATGAGTCGGTCTTGCAGCTCTCTTAGATCATTGTCTTTGCAGTAATCTTTGTATGCAGCATTTTGTTTCTGCAAAAGATAAGACTTCCGGTCAAGGTCTTGCTGTAATGCGAATTTTGCCTGTTCGTCTTTGCAGTTATCAACCGCCGCTTGCATTCCAAGGACTTCACGCTTTGTTTTTCGGATTCTTCGCTCATAAGTGCGCTGTCGCTGTTCTTTTTCGTACTGTTTACCTTTGTTGGCTTTGTCCTGCGCTGATAGTTCTGTATAGGGATTAAATTCTCCATCACTGGCTCCAAAACTATGCCGACAGTTGACCCCTGACAATCCACTCGCCGTTCCATATCCGGTCAATGAGAACGGTGGAAATTTCTTGCTCTTGCCAGAACGAGAGTATATCTTGCCTTGCCACCATGAGTGGTTTCCGGGATTCTCACCGCCGTCACCTGTTCTGGCTCCCATGTGAGCACTGACCAGAACTAAATCCCAGTTCATTTCTTCCATGCGTTTTAGAGATATATCTCCCGTAGCCTGAGCCACGCCGGTCCTGACAGAACGTGCTACTGCTGTTTCAATCGTGTCTTTTCTGCCAGATGGATATGTGACAGTAACACCATCACTCACAACGTTATTAACCACCTCTTTGATGGCTTGCGTATATCCAACCGTCCCAGTAATTACATGATTATATGCAAGGTCGCATTGCTCAATATAAAGCCTCTGAGCGGCACTTGCGGTTGTCCTTGTGAAGTTCTTCCACTCTCCCATAGTCGCAAGCATATTTCGCTCCATGAGTCTTATCATAGCTGGCGACTGTTCGAGCGGTACAGGGCTTAATCCTGCCGCCTTGTATACCTTGTCATCATAGTTCATTGCAGTGATTCCGGCATCTTCAAACGCTTCAAGAAGTTCCTGCTGTTCGCGTTTGGTGTATTTGGATAATTCTGCCAGAATGTCTTCTAACAGTTCACCAGATTCCTGTAGCGTTCTGATTCTCCACGCATCGGCATTGGTCAGAATATAATCATCATCTCTGCCGATTCTTGCCATCATTCTCGACACAATCTCAGAGATGATGTACTGATGCAGTTCTTCTGCTATCTGTTCACTGCCCTCTGTTATCCGGCGTAAATATTCTGGGCTTAACATAACTATTCATCTCCAAACAATTTTGGCTCGTCTGGCTGAGCTTCTTTGACCATTGCTTTCGCTTCTTCTAATGCTTTTACTGCTTCAGGTAATGTTTTATACGATCCAAAATAATATCTCTTCTTGTTTCTTCTAATTTGCACTCTATACACTCCCTTGCTATAATAAATTCCCTTGTATCCTGTTTTATTGTCTTTTCTTATCCTCTGATTCAAGCACTGAGTTTCGCTATCAGTCCAACGGCAATTATCTGGCTCATAATTCCCGTTTACATTTATTCTGTCGATAGACAATCCCTCTTTATATCCATTTTTTATAGCCCAGTCAAAGAATTTTTTCGGATCATTTAACCATTCCGTACAGATTCTTATCCCTCTTCCTCCGTACTTTTCATAATTCTTATTGTTCGGGTTGTTGCATCTCTGTTTCATTCCATCAAAAACTCTTCCAAGCTTTGTGCGAGAATACCCATGTGTTTTTACAACTGATTCTTTTTCATAATTATAGCATCCACAGCTTACAGTACTTCCATTTCTTAAATCTCCATGCCTAACGATTGTAATATTTCCACAATCGCATTTACATTTCCACCTCCGAATCATTTTACCTGTTTTACTATAAATTGGTTCGGCTTCTTCCGTAACCACAAGCTTTCCATATCTCTCGCCCTCAAGATGTAATCTTATCTGATTTTTCATATCATGTTCTCCTTTATACGTATATACTTATTTACGTATATTGTAACATTATTTATTCTTTACGTCTATACGTATTTATGGTATATTCATATTAAAGGAGGTGCCATAATGAGTAAAATTAAATTTACGACTACCATAGATGAAAATTTATTGGAACAAATTAAAATTCTTGCAATTAAAGAAAAGTGTTCCGTAGCATCTATTCTTGAAAAATTAATATCCGATTATTTAAAATCTAATTCAGAGGGAAAATAAATCCCTCTTTTTTTATTCATCATCAAATAATCCTTTTGCTTGTGTTTTTTCTGCTTCTCTTGTCATTGATACCGCCTCGTCTTTCGTCATTCCTTCAAACTTTACGAAATACATCCATGCCGGAACCTTGCCAGTAGTCACATACTGCCACCATCTTGCACGGTCGTTTTCACGCACATACAGAATGTCTCCGAAATCATAATTGACTTCATAAGCTCCGACAGGTGCAAGTCCGTACAGGTCAGCGTAAACGTTCAATGCGTAAATAACTTCGTCTAGGCAAGACTCCAACTTATCCCTTACATCCTTGATAAACTGCACTGTCCTCTGCTGTTCCGCTTCTACTCCTGTAGCCGTCTGAATGCCGCTAGATTCGTTGAAAACAAAGTACCCGTTGGAGAATCCAATCTTATATCCTAACTGGCTTAAAATGGCATTTATTCCGCTTATACGGGTATCTGTGTTGAGAATCGGATTGATTTCTTGATAAAATTCTTTCTCGTCCTGTCCGAATACATTCTTGACAAAGTGCGGTAAGTTCATCTCATTACGTCTGTTCTCCATACCCTGTGGCGACATGGCTGCTACAGGTGTACCGCTTGGCATCAGCAGCCTATCATCTGCCAGAACAATCTTCTGCGAATCAAAAATCTCTCCGGCGTTTCGGCTGTATGCAATGTCGAGGTCTTTCAACTCCTCAATAGCTTCTGCAAATATCGGAAGTCCAAGTGGTGTACTGATATCCACGTTATTCGCCTGTGGTGTCCGCAGCACTCCATACAAAGGTCCATCCAGCTTCTCACCGTTTGCCTTGAGTATCGGTGGAGTGTCTGCCATAAGGTCAGCCCATTTGGTTTGTTTGAGGTCAATCTTATCACCGATTGACTGAGGGGATTTTGATACATAAGCCCTGTTTGAAACATAATACGGATAGGTTGTCACTCCGTCCACTGTTGTCTCGACAAACCTGTGATACTCGAGTCTTGTGTAGTATTTTCTACCAACAGTATAAGAATCCTTAAATATAATCCCTTTGATTTCCTGATTATCGTAATCCACAATCATCACATCTGCCGGAGTAAATACATCAAGGCTCTCACCGTTCGGCTTGATAAATACTGTTCCGTAAGCACAGCCGTATTCTACCCAGTGGCGAATTTGGAAATACACTTTGTCAATCTGTTCCTGCAACCATGCCGCCCTTTCAGAGCCATCTATCTGAATGCCAATCGCCAGTGTTGCGAGCCGAGCTGTTTCTGAGCAGACGGATTTCGCAAAATTAATCGTCTTGATGTTATTCTTATCATCTAGCCATTCCGGTACTCCCCTGTAAATGTTCGCGCACCGGTTAATCAGTGATTCCATTTCTGGAAATTCTGCCGCCTGAATATTAAAGTCCTCTTCGGCTTGCTTTTTGAATATCATGTTAAACCACCTTTTTAGCGTTGTTATAAGTCCCATTTAATCACCATTTTTCTTTTAGCTGATTTATTGGTGTTCCGGCAACTCCGGCACTCTCTCCGCTATCTGTTGCTTTGAAAAATGCATTCGGAATCTGTGGATACATAAATTCAAACATGAGATAATTTGCTGCATCGCAAAGATATTCTGTGTTTCCAGTTTCTTTATATTTTTTAATGCACATATCATGTGATTCAAGTGCATCTACTAATTTCATTCCAAAGTTGTCTGCTGCTGTGCCATATTTATAAAAGCTGACTTCTACTCGATTCTGTCGTAATTTGTCAAATCTGTCCGAATACTCTTTCGGTAGTTCTATTCCTATTTTACTCATTATGCACTGTTCCCCCTTCTGGTCCACATTGACTCTGTGGCATATCTGGTCGCATCTATAAAGTGATTATCTTTGTCGGGATAACCGCTTATAATGTTTCCGTCCTTGTCTCTCTCGTATTCGTACTTCTTGAACTCTTTTAAGGCTTTTGGTGTTCTAGCAGGGTCAAACACTAATTTTCTTTTTTGCAACCACTTCATTGAGTATTCAACGCTGCCAGGTCCCTTGATTGCTCCTCTTGCTGGAAGTCCTGCGTCCCTGTAATCATTTACAGATTTATTCTCAGCACTGTCACAAGTGATCACATAGTCATCATAACCACGCTTCTTGATTTCGGCAGCAGTCCAGTCATTTGACTTTTTGTTTTCGCCAATTTCATCAAGAAAATAAATTGTCTCTCTTGCATGGTCATAATAGAGCCGCGCAAATGCATAAGGATCTGGGAACCATCCCCAGTCAACACCCTGATAGATTCTATCAAAGTGACTAATTTCTTCGTCCGTGATAGTTCTTTCTTCGATATATTCAAAGATATTTCCACCATTTCCGTTGGCGTGCCCTAAATACTCGTTGTCATAAGCGTCTGGATTTACTTCTTTTAGATGTTCAGCATCTGCAAGGAATATATCTCCGAGCCATTCCTGTTCAATGTCAAGATCAAGATATGTGCTATGCACAACCAGCGCGCTATCATCTTTTTCTTCTGCTTCTGCCGTATATTCGTTTGCCCAGTTATTCTTACTCCTCGGCGGGTTGAATGATTTAAACTTATACGCTTCATTACCGCCACGAATTGCAGACTGTTGAATATTTCGTATCTCTTCCGGACCCGCGAACTGGTCAAGCTCCTCGAACCAGACGATTCCGATATAACCAAACTCCGGCTTGATGGACTTAATCTTTAATGGATCGTCAGCACCACGAAAGTAAATCTTCTGTCCAGTAGGCTTATACGTAATCTCCATAGGAGACACCTTGCATATAAATTCCTCATTTAGATCCAATTTATCAATAGCCCATTTCATCTGAGCGTAAACAGAATCTTTGATAGTGTTTCCGACTTTTCGCAGAATCAGAGCGTGCATGTTCGGATTATTCTTCAGCAGTTCCGATATGATCAGAGATATAGTTGAGGACTTCATGGAGCCACGTCCACCAGGGAGAATATACTCGCTATGTTTCTTTTTCCGGATATCTCTAATCATTTTATGAAATATGTCCGGGACAATATCCAGATCAATATGATATTCACTTTGTAATCTGGCTTTTTCTTCTGCTTTCCGCTGCTCTTCTCTGGCTTCTTTTATAGCAAGCGTTTTTTCCAGATCATTCATAGATTTCAGCTGATCGGAGAAGTCCGGAGCAAATCCGAATGAATCAGTCAGCTCACCTCTTGCGATCATGGAACGACGTTGCTGAATTTCTGCCAGAGACATGATATCGGTACATTTTTGTTTCTCGATTTTAGCCTGCTTTTCGGCTATATAAGATAAAACCTTATCATTTCTTATCGATCTATAGCCTTCCACTTCATAATTTTTATATCCAGCTTTCCTTGCGGCATCAGATGCATTCCCGCCATTTTTTATATATTCATCTGCAAACGCTTTCTGTTTAGGCGTTAAGTCCATCTAATCACCTCTGTCTATCCTCATTTTCTGACCGCCTCCCATATTTCTTTTAAGCACATGACCGCATCATACTGGGATGCAGTTCGTAATATTTCATAATCACAATCTTTCCATTCACCACGTTTTGTTGGTCTAAACACTGGTGTTGATATGATCGTTACTGTAATTAATCGTTCCTGCTCATGGCTGTAGAATTGTGACGTTCCAATTTTTATAATTAATCCGGTGGATAATATAGCCTTTTGAAGTTTGCGCTGTATTAATTTTAGATTTGCCATATCATCACCTCATAAATTCATAAATAAAAATCCCCTAGCATAGCTATAGTTATATACACTATAATACCACACTAGGGGTTATGTACCTCTACACCACTTTTAGTTTTTATAAATTTTATAATCTTCCGGTCAATTTTGCCAAATGATAGTATTCTGCCATAGTCCTGCGCTTGTACCCATAGAAATCATTTTCAGATACTGGCATATCTCGGAATCGCTCCATTGTGCGGTATCCTATGCAGTTCACTATGCTGTCGTATATCTGTGATTCTATGCCTGGTGCATATTTGATTGACACTTGCAGAAGATTGTACTTGTCATTCTCGTCAAGGTGTCTGAAATGACTTTGAAGCGCCGGTATATCATCCGGCGGCACTCCATAATCAGTTAGTGTAGCTTTTCTAAGATTCATTTATTTCACCCCTCCCAATCTAATCTCTGTCCGCACTTATTGCAATAAAAATCCGATTTACAAAGTCTCTCTCTATTGCAAACTGGACAATTGCCCTTTGTCGTATAGTATCTGCCTGAAAAATCAAAAATAGATTTTATGTTATTTGGCTTCATTGGGGTCTGCTTTTCTAACGCTTTAACTGCTAATTCTAATGCTTCACGGTACTTAATAATTTCTGGTACATTCGACCAGACCTTTTTAGTTAAGCCAATACGTTCCTGTAAGATTTTAATTGCTTCTTCTGGTTTCATGTTAATCCTCCCATTTATTCACATACTTTAAAATAATCTAAAACTTCACCGTTTTCTTTTTTGCCTTGCATATCTTCTGCCGCTTCTTCAACGGTATTAAATTTACAAGTACATATGTGTCCTTTTGTTAAATTTACAAAAGAATACGTACCATCTAATTTGTTCCTCATAATTGAGACTAATACACTATCCTTTTCTCTAATTACTAGATACACATTATTCATTTTCTAACTCCTCCAACTTCTTCTCAGCATCTTCACGGGTGAGGAATATAGATTCTCCAAAATCACATTCTCTAAAGTATGCCGCAATAAAACTATTCGTTACTTTTGCGTAAATTCTGAATTGTTCTCCAGACGCATAATAAGATACGCTTGATAAAAAAGATTCATATACTTCATATTCCGCATCTCCATCATATTCATCATAACCAAACACATTAATTGGCGATGTTACCACCCAAACCGTGTCTCCAACCTTACACGGCAATCTCACAAGCAAGCCCTGTTCTTCTAAGTCTTCGTAGTTGGCAAGTTTTTCTAATGCCGTTTTTAATCTTTTTCTTTCTTCACTAGTCTGACAATCAAATGAGTACGCATTATAATCGCAACTGTCCCCTTTTATCGCAACAATTTTATTATTGTTTAATCTGCGTGTTAATCTCTCCATCTACTTCACCTCTTTTAACTTCTCCACTGCCAGCTTCGATGTATCTACAAACATCTGCAATCCGCTCAATAAACTCTCTTACTGTCATTTCTTTTGTCCCGAGGAGTTCTGATGCCTCATAGAAAGCAAAGTCTGATCTGACACTTGCCGCATAAGTTATATCATATTTATAAAATTTTAAAATGTCCGGAAAATATTGTGTTTGTAATGGCTCGCAATGGTCTTTTTATACCAATGGAATTCCTGTTTCTCAGCTTCTTTGAGAAGTATTTCATTTTCTTCTTTTGTTCTAACCAGAACACATGTATTTGTTAAGTCAATCATGCTTTCACCTCTCCTTTCCGCTTGTTTTTGTCGCTTGTTTATTTTTATCGCTTATTTTCCGCGTCTTGACCGCATCTTTCATTATCACGTGTGCTCGCTTCCAATTTTTCTGGCAATTCTTTCAGTGGACACCATTCGGGTCTTCCTGCCAGTTTTTTGAATCCTTCATGGCTTACTTTAGAAATAGTTCTGATTGAATCATTTCTTGTTGCAAGGCATAAATTAAAATTGAAATCTGCCATATGAAATGGGCAAGCAAAACATCCTTTTGGTGTGTTCATGATTAATACTGATTTACTCATCTTCTCCTACCTCTTTTCTGCAAGAATGCTCCGTACTGTGCCGGACTGATAATACTTTTCTTTTCTCTGGTGGACAGTCCATATCCAAGCCTTCCGTTCTTTTGGTTTTCTTCTCTTGTAAACATAGTCGAAATGTCTTTTCCTTTACTCACTCGCTTCACTTCCTCTCAGCATCAGGCTCAAAGTATTATATCCCGGGCAAGTTCTGACTCCGTTCCTGGTATCTCTTAATAATGCACAATAAGGATATAATGCCATGACCTCATAGATGTGTTCTGTGGCATCTTCGCCACGCTGGTCGATGTATT